AAGTGAGGGATCTTATTATGAAAGAGCAACGATTTTACACCAAACAAGACAATATGTACCTGGTACACGATCAACCGACATACGACAAATCATCGTTTGTCAGTATTGTGGATGATCTGACTTTTTATCGTCGTAACTTTAACCTAGAAAAAGCATGGGGTTAATCATGAATATCTCCCTCGCGCGTATAGCAAAGATGACGCGTTCCAAGATGCAGTTAATTTTATTAAAAAAAGGATGACAAAATGAACGATAAAAACACCGAAGAATATTTTAAATTATACACGACAGAGTTATTGAAAGGAAATAGACCATGAAACAACAATTACTCTTATGCCTTGGCGCGTTTGTGCTAGGCGTATTGTTTACCGTGGGCTTGAATTCCACGGGGAACGTGATTAAGGTCGATGTCGTGGCCCCTGCGGGGTATACAACAGGACAAATGGAACAAATGGGTGCATTACTGGAAGGAATAAGGAAATGAAAGAGATTGTATTTTTAATGATTGCGGTATCAGTTACCGCATGGTTCACGCACATCTTCACGTGCTTTGCAGAAGGCTGGTGGGGATTCCTGATTGCCGGTGCTATTATGCCACCTATTGGCGTATTCCACGGAATTTACCTATGGTTTTAACGGGGGATGAAATGCAACAAATAATTGGATTGATAATACTATTCTCTATGATTTATGGGGCGATAAAGACAGCGCATCAGGAAAAACAAATGTTTGGACACGCCGGTGTTGTTGATTATGTAATGGGCGCTATTATAGGATTTGGGGTGTCTGTTGTTATGGTGCTTATGCTATCACTTGTAACGGCGTTATGCCTTGGCGCATTGTAAGGGGAAATAAAATGAAAAACTTTAACACAGAACGAATCGAAATAGCTTTAATCATATCAGGCGTATTCTTAGGGACGTACTTATTCCTCATGGGTTGCGCGAGTATTTGGGAGGGGTTGAAATTATGTTTCTAAGCACCAACGACAACACCGCCAATTGGTTCAAAGTATTCTGTAACGCCCATCTAATGGCACCTAACCACGTATGCAATCCCGCACGGCTTGATGACTTGATACGGTCTAATGACAACCGCAAGCCGATTCGGGTATGGGTCCCAGATACAGTTTACCAATGCGCGACGACCTTTGACGGGGTGGCGTGTTCACATATTTCAACGAGACCGTTATAAAGGAGTGGAAAATGTTTAAATATTATGGTGGGACTGTTCATTTAGAACAAGAATATGAACATTCAAATGCTTTAACGTCTCGGCCTACTTTTGTTATAGACGAAATAGAGTGGCAAGTAGAGTTCAACAAGCTCGCATTTTCGAGTAAAAAATCAATCCCAAAACCAGGAATATATGGAGGTAGGCCTTGCTTTTACGGTGGTTTTAATCCAATCAAGTCGCCAAAGATCCTAATGAGTGAAATTATTATATTTAACTCAAGGTTCGAGTATGAAGTCGTTAAAGCAGATGAGGTACATTTGCCAACGAATGAGCAATACAAAAAATATTTTAAAAACATTGTGACTTCTGGTATTGTGTCAATCGCCACAATAAACCCGCAAACGAATAACTCACGTTACCCTAGGTCATATAATAATCTTGAGTATATATTCATACAGATTGGCAAAAAAAGATATAGATGGTTTGATGGATACACTCGACCGTGGGAACCATTTTTTAAAACTTGTGAAAAGAGTGTTAAGTTTTTTGAAGAAGGTAACATTTAAAGTTTACAGGTGGGCGGCGCTCGACAGCAAAGTGATCGGCTGATGTTATAGGATCAAGCTGCGGTTCTGGTACGTAGGAGCGTGGCCCTGATGGATGATATATGGTGGCCTGTCTGAATTTGACCACCTATATGTTAGAGTGCTGACGCCGCCGTAAAAGGATTGTTGGCAATCAGGGCAAAGCTAGAATTTTTAACCCCGTGGATTCAGTTCCACGGGGTTTTGAATAATTTATGCACTTTAATCTATAGATTATGCAGAGACATAACGCATGATTGGTTTTGTTTTACCGGGTGTTTTTTCCAGTTTAATACGCGCTTGGTAGGTCAATGTATCAATGATCTTGTCAATATCCGTGTGATGTAGGCGGCCAAATTTCCGGCTGATGTCACGTTTTGTCGGTTTCTCGTCTTTGATATACGCGAACATTTCATCAATCAACGGGTCTTCACGGCGGTCTTTGGTACCAATACCAGACTTCACAAGCGACCGGACGAACTCAATCGACGCATCGACAATCTGCTTGGCGATGTCAATATGCAAGGAACTCATCAACGGGTCGTTATGGTTCTCGGAAATGGCGAACACCATGGCGATCTTGATGACGTTCTCGGTATAACGTGCATAAAGAGGACCAGTTCCGTCCTGTAATTCCATCTTGCGTTGACGCTGATAGATGAGTAATTCGTTCATGTTGTACTCGGACGCTACATTTGTCGCGTATACCTGGCCGCCCATCAGATCGTTCACTTCAATTGAGTCAGCGATCTTGTGCCAACGGTTCACAAGGTCATCCGGTGGGTTGCGATCACCAACGTTGAAGTTATATTCAGGGTTTTCAATCTTGGGTTTAAGCACGACAAAGCGATTAAGTTCCCCGGAGTCGATCGCATCAGGTGTCAATGCTTCGGCATACTTGACCTGTGTAGACGTGCCATAGATGCACAGATTCGGACACTCGATGTTAACTGGATCTTTCTTGGGGTCAGAGTACATGCCGCCCTGATACAGGACAGATGACGAGCTGTAGAGTTCCGTGAAGATCTTGGCGCATGAGCGCAAGTAAGGTTGTGCATTAGACCCGCCGATGGACGCCATGAGCATCCCGAACTCATCTAACATCATGAGAACGGATGGCTTTTTCATAAGCATTGTCAAGACACCCTCACCTGACTTAATCGCATCAGGTCCAACAAAGCGGGAGAGGTTGGAGAGTTCAGCGAGTTTCTTGATGCACTTGCGTGAATGGTCCTTGCCGTCACCCGTGTTAGCGATGCCGACAAGGTACATATTCGTACGTGTGCCGAACTTATCGTACTCATAGCGACGACCGAACACGGCCCCTGCGAAGCTGATAACATTGAGTAATGTGAGTTCCGGCTGGGGTTGGAGGGCACAGGATAAGATCCAATCAACGGTGTCTTTAATCAACCCGCGCGGGATGACCAGTTCTTGATCGTGTTTTGATTCTGCTTGAATTTCGCTCAAATTCTGCGAGGATTCTGCTTGAATTTCTACAACTGGCTCATCATCCCCAAAATCAATAAGATTATACGCAACAGCCCAATCAGAAGCTGTTGGTTTAGCTGGCACACCGTCTTCATTGTGATTATGTGAACAATGGAAATGTCCTTTTGGATTGCCACCTTTTCCTTTTGGGAAATAACCACTCTGTGAGATTGATCCTTTTTCCTTGTCTGTGTGTTCGTCGAATTTCGGGCATTTAAGGCAGTACATCCCTGTGTTTGTTAAACCCATAGAATGAGGCAGGAGTAACGGCAGCACGTCATCTTCCATGTCGATGTCGGGTTGCCTGGCTTTGTTGTCCATGAACACAGCAACAGTGCCGAATTGCTCAAGGATATGGTTGAAGATGACCTCGAAGTCTTCTTCTGGTAATGTTGGGTACGTTGTTAAAGGTAGGTTGTACTTGGCACCTGATGTGTGGGTGCCACAGGCAACAAATTGTTGACCATTACCAAGGAACTCAATAGCACCTTGCTTTGTCTCAATGATACGTTTGGAGAACGTGCCGTCTAAAAAGAACGGGAATACAAATTTTTTGGAGTTTTCTCTTGTTCTAAATACAGCGGTAGGGACAAAATTTAAGATTGTTTGCTTGATTTCGTCCGCTAAGTCAGAATCTATATCGACATCAAGCGCACGAAGGTGACGGGTTTGAATGCAAATCCCGTAATCAGGTTGTTCGGACCATTCAATAATGGCCTTGTCAGTCGCGTTTTTCTGTGTCCAGTTAAGGATGCCGCCGACCTCACCGTTGTAATATTTGGATGGCACTTTACCAGTCGAACGTAATGCCGACTTCGCTGAAATCTTGGCATTAGGATTAGATACAACAGGTAGAAGGTCATGTGTCAATCCAATGGAAACGAAATGATCCCATTGTTCTTTTGTCGCACCGTACATGGCAACCTCTTATTTTGTATAGGGGCAATTAGAGCAGACGTGGCAAATTTGTGGTTGCCGAATGATTGGTAAATGTGGGTGAGTCTCGTTGATCTCTATCGTGGCCTTCTCAATACGCATGGCGTAATCAGGTGTCATTCCTCTGATACCTGTCTTTAACAGATAAAGATAGTGGCGATCACACTTGACCTTCTTTGCAAGTAAGTCAATCTCTTTGTTGGATGCAAGTTTCATCCATTGGACTAAAGCATTTATGTTATGTTTCATTTTTTTTTGTATCTCCTGATATTTTTCATCTTGACACGTGTTGTGTCCGTGTGTCAAGATGAAAAATATCAGGAGATACAAAAAAATGAAACATTCACATTTATCAGCATCAGCCGCACATCGTTGGATGGAGTGCCCTGGATCGGTCGGCATGTCACTCAACGTTGAAAAACTTGACTCGGACGCGGCGACAGAAGGGACGAAGGCACACGGAATCGTTGAATCATTGTTGTCCGGTGGGCAGATTGAATTAAATGATGAGGCAATGTTTCAACATTGTTTAGATTTTGTTGGATATGTGAAATCAATCCCCGGCACATTACATTCAGAATTGAAACTTGACTATTCATGGGTCACGGGAATCAGTGAGATACAAGGTGAGCCAGATAGCTTTGGGACATCTGACATTGTAATCGTGGGGGATAATGAACTTCACATTGTTGATTTTAAATACGGCATGACGAAGGTGTCAGCGCAAAATAACATGCAATTATTTTTGTATGCCATGGGTGCCAAGTATAAGTTTTTCAAAGGTAAAAAACCAAAAATCTATTGTCACATCCATCAACCACGTATTGATTGGGTTGACGTGTGGGAGGTGCCGAGCGACATCTACGATATGACCGCAAAGATCTACAACTCTGCACGGCAAGTGGCAGCAGGGATTGATGATGTCGGGTCATATTTGAAGTCAGGGAGTCATTGTCAATGGTGTCCTGCGAGGGGCTTCTGTATGGAACTTAATAATGATATGATGAAATTGTTTGATGAGCATCACGTCAAGGCTACACCTGATACGTTTGCAAAAGTGTTATCGCAGAAACGTCTTATGTTGAACTGGTTAGAAGCTGTTGAAGAAGCGGCGGTAATGTGTGCCAAGGAAGGAAAAGACATCCCTGGATTCACATTGAAAGATGGACGCAAGGGTAATCGCAAATGGACAACTGATGAGTTACCATTACCCGAAGACGTTACGTATAAAAAAGTTATGTTGACACCGAGCGAAGTTGAGAAGAAACTACCGCGTAAGAAACATGAAGAAATTTGGCAGGAACTCGATCAATTGATTGAACGTGCTCCTGCGAAACAGGTGCTTGTGCCTGATTCCACAAGTGATTTCGAAACAGAGGACATGTAAAATGAAAGTACTATTGAAAAACGTAAGAGTGAACTACCCGAATTTGTTTCGGGCAACTAAGTCTGCTAAATATCCTGATCAAGACCCAGCGTATGGTGTTGATTTGTTAGTGGAAAAAGGATCTGAAAACGACAAAGCAATCGAAGCGGCCATTAAAGCGGTTGCTGCTGAGAAGTTCGGAGATGACGCAGCTAAGAAATTAAAAGTGTTACGTCCAAATACTCAGAAGTTTTCCTATAAAGACGGAGAAAACTTTGATCGTCCCGATGTCAACATCTTGTCAGCTAAACGTAAAGAAGCATCAGGTCGCCCTGTTGTGATTGATCGCGACAAGTCACCTTTAACGGAAGCTGACGCAAAAATTTATCCCGGTTGCTATTGCAACGTGTCGGTTGACATTTGGGCGCAGGGTTCACCTTATGAAGGTATCCGTACTCAATTATTGGCGATTCAATTCTTTAAAGACGGTGATAAACTGTCAGGTGGTGCTCAACCAACTGATTCAGACTTTGAAGAAATCACAATTGATGACGACGAAGAACTGATCTAATCATGAAGCCCACAGCTATATTTGATATTGAGTGCTACAGGAATTATTTTCTTGTATCGTTCATGGACGTTGAGAGCGGTAAAGTTAAATCGTTTGAGCAACGTGAGGGTGTGAATCTTGATTTCTTAGGGATCAAGAAAATCCTTATCAAGTATAAACTTGTGGGCTTCAATTGTGCGAAGTACGATATCTTAATGCTGTCAGCCGCTCTCAAGGGTGGATTAGACCTGAAAGAAGTGTCTGACAGCATTATTAAGTTTCGATTGATGCCGTGGGAATTTGAAGACCGATACAGTGTTAAGTTGCCCCGCGTTGATATGATTGATCTAATCGAAGTTGCCCCAGGTATGGGAAGTTTAAAAGTTTATGGCGCGAGATTACACAGCAAGACGTTGTGGGATCTGCCGTATGACATTGATACATTGCTCACCGATGAACAGATGGATATCGTTAGGGAGTATTGTACGAATGATTTGCAGACAACTTTGGATTTATACAATTACCTAATGCCGCAGATCACTTTACGTGAGGACATGAGTCGTACGTACGGGATTGATTTACGCAGTAAGTCGGATGCACAGATCGCCGAAGCCGTCATCAAGACAATCTTGCGTGAGAAATACAACGTGTACGCCAAGCGGCCAGATCTTGATGAGAATTATAGTTTTAGATACAAGGCCCCTAAATATCTAAAAGGTAAACTAAACGGGCTTGTTGATGCGATTGAGAAACTGACATTTGTTCTTGATTCCAACGGATCTGTTGTGATGCCTGATTACTTGAAAAACAAAATTGTTACAATTGGTGAAGGTAATTACCGCATGGGTATTGGGGGATTGCACAGCACAGAGGAATGTTTGACAGTGAATCCTCTTGACTGGGAGGTGCTTCAAGATCTCGACGTTGCGAGCTACTACCCGTCATTGATTATTATCAACGGGTATTATCCGGAGCATCTTGGCACAGCTTTCCTGCGTATTTACAGTGACATCTACAAAGAACGATTAGCGGCTAAAAAACGTGGAGATAAGACACGATCAGATGTTATGAAAATTACCCTTAACGGCACGTTCGGGAAGCTAGGGAGCAAGTGGTCCATATTCTATTCGCCGGATATGTTAATCAATGTGACACTGACAGGTCAACTTAGTTTGATGTTACTGATTGATATGTTGGAAAAACAAGGGATACGTATTGTCAGCGCGAACACGGACGGGATTGTCGCGTGGTACGATGCAGGGGATACTGACACAGCGAAAGAAGTTATCAACGCTTGGCAAGATTTGACGGGTATGCAGTTAGAGAACACCGATTACTCATCGGTCCACAACCGCGATGTCAATAGTTACATCAACGTGAAAGTTGATGGCAAAGTCAAAACGAAAGGTGCGTACGCCCTAGACGGCCTTGCGAAGAACCCGCATGGGGATATTGCGACGATTGCAGCGATTGAGTATTTGACAAATAAGACGCCTGTTGAGACAACGATTAGATCTTGCAAAGATATCCGCAAGTTTCTGTTTGTCCGTAAAGTCGAAGGTGGAGCAGTTAAGAATGATGAATATTTGGGGAAAGTTGTTCGGTGGTACTACGCCAAGAACGAAGACACACCCATACGTTATGCCAAAAATGGCAACAAAGTTTCGGAGAGTGATGGGGGAAGACCTCTTATGACCCTTCCGGATACATTCCCTGATGATGTTGATTATCAGAGATACGTTGATATGAGTAATGAAATCTTGAAACATATAGGAGAGAAGAAATGAGTGATTTAAATAGAGCTATAGTGGAGTTAGACACAGCTATATACCAGACGAGCATCCGCGGGGGAAATCTTGTTTATATAACCTATGAGACAGCACGTAACATTAACAGTTTTATTGCCGATATATTACACTCTGTTGAAGATTTAAACCGAACCGTCGAAGAATTGGAGGAAGCACTTGACAATTTTAAAGGAGAGCTACGTTGAAAAATACCTCATCAAACGAGTCAAAGAACTCGGCGGAGAAATCCGTAAGACAAAATGGATCGGCAGATCACACGCGCCGGATCGAGTGGTCTTCTTTAAAGGGGTCTGGTTTGTCGAGATTAAGCGTCCTAACGCAGCAGCAAGAGCAGGTCAAGTAAGAGAACACAGCCGCATGAGACAACATGGTGCGGCTGTGTTTGTTATCAACACAATCGAACAAGTAGACGAGTTCATAAATGAAATTTGTTCCCAGAGAATACCAGAAGATTGCGATCGACTGGATCAAAGATAAGCCGCGGTCTGCTTTGTTCCTGAACATGGGTCTTGGCAAGACTGCGGCTGTCTTATACACGTTGGACACATTCCCTGTTCTTATCATTGCCCCGTTACGTGTTGCCCAGACAACCTGGCCGGATGAAATTAAGAAGTGGGATGAGTTCTCACATCTTACCGTATCAATTATGACGGGTGCGAAAGCAAAGCGCGAAGCAGCGTTAGAGACAGAAGCTGATATCTATACGATCAATTTCGAGAACCTACCTTGGCTTGTTGAGACATTGGGTAATAAATGGCCGTTCAAAACGGTTGTTGCGGACGAGTTGACGAAGCTCAAGTCGTTCAGATTACGTCAAGGTGGTAAGCAAGCACGTGCATTAGGTCGTGTTGCATTTACAGGGATCAAACGATTCATTGGCCTTACCGGTACACCTTCACCGAATAATCTTACAGATTTATGGGGCCAGATGTGGTTCCTTGACAAAGGTGAACGGTTAGGTCGAACATTCAGTATTTTTACCGAGACATATTTTAATATTGCTTACGACGGGTTTAGTCTAGAACCGAAAGAGGGCGCAGCCGCAAAGATACAAAACGCCATAGCAGACCTATGTTTGTCGATTGATCCTTCCCGTTACTTTCCTACAGAATTACCGATCGTGTCCACAATAGCCGTGGATCTCCCTGCAAAAGCACGTGTTAAATACGACGAGATGCTGAAAGAGATGTACACAGAAATCAATGATGTGGGTATCGAAGCGTTTAACGCTGCGTCTAAGACCATCAAATGCTTACAAATATCCTCTGGTGCAATTTACACAGAGGATGGTTATGAAGTTCTGCACGATGAGAAACTTAAAGCACTAGAGGAAATCATCGAGGAGACAGCATCACCGATCCTTGTGTCGTATCAATTTAAATCAGACCTTGAACGTTTGATGAAACACTTCCCGAAGGGTCGTGTACTTGATAAAGACCCCCAGGTCATCACGGATTGGAACGCTGGCAAAATACCGTTGTTATTCGCTCATCCTGCATCAGCAGGGCATGGGTTGAGTCTTCAACATGGTGGTAACGTTCTTGTGTATTTCTCACACGGATGGAACCTGGAGCATCATCAGCAAATTCTTGAACGTATTGGACCTGCACGTCAGAAACAATCTGGATACGACAGACCTGTATATGTCTATTCAATCGTTGGTAAAGACACCATTGAAGAAGATGTTATCGAGCGTTTACAAGGGAAAGCAACACAACAAGAAATATTATTGCGTTTTTTAGATAGAGCAAAAAAGTAGATTGACTGTTAAATATCTTGTGATATTGTGTTTATATAAGGAGAAACAAAATGAACATTTCAACAATGCTACTCGGCTACATGGCCCGCGCGGATGAAGATAAACTGAATGATATGCGCCAGGTATGCCAAAAGATTATGGTGGTAACAGAAGGATATGATGAATTTGTTTTGCTTTACGATGAGGCAGAAGAGCAAGTACGTGCAATAGATTGTCTTATTGATGATTTACGCCGTGAAGATGCTATCGCTGAAAGAAACGCAAAATATAGAGAGGATCGACCAAATGCCTAAGTTTATAACAGTAACGGTTGATGAAACAAAATATTTTATAAATGTTGACATGATACAATGCATTAGGAAAGGCATTTCATAAGAAAGAAGAAGCAGAAAATTTTGTAAAGGAAATGACACAATGAAAACATTTACAGTTTATAGGCCGAATGTCCCTACTGACACGCACGACGAAAACCAAAGAAATGCACCCGATGAACCTCAATTTGAGGGTGTGGTATTTTCAGACGGAAAGGTATCTATTCGATGGCTAACAGTGAAACGATCCGTGTCAGTATGGGATTGTGTCCAAGATGCTTTTGATATTCATGGCCACGCGGAATATGGGACGTGGGTTAAATGGAGTGACGGGACGGAACAACAATATATAGGACTTGGCGTTTTTGTGGAGAGGCAATAATGATAAAAGAAAATATAGAAAAAGCAAACTTAGTTGGAGCATTACTTATCCTTAAAGGTTCAATGCTTCAATGCGCTATTTTAATGGATCAGTTCAGCGACCAACACGCCGCCGAACTACGTGGTGCCTCTGACATGGCACAAACATGGATTGATGGTTTAGATGAAGAAATATGGAGCGATTAAAAAATGACCGACCCAATCGTTGACGCTGTATGCGCTAAGTTTCAATCCAGAAGCGCGGTAGGTATTAAGAAATACGGGACTACGCTTGCTGATAGTAATGCGCCCATGGAAGAACGACTGACGCATTTACAAGAAGAATTGATGGATGCTGTTAACTATATAGAATGGATATTACATGCCCACCCCAATGACGATTGAAATGGAGAATGAGATGAACAAAGATGAAATCCAAGCGGCGTTATCTAGTTTTAATTCTGCTATGGCGTATAACCCTAAAATTATGGCTCATTGTGAAAAAGAAACAATCCGCGCCGCCCTGCAATCGCAACTAACAAAAAACGACGAAAACGTTACTTGTGGGAATTTAAGTAACGCTGATGGAAGACAAGCGGCGTTAGAAAGCATAGATCGTTTAGATGGTTGGCTTTCTGAATTGAAAGGAATGATAGAGGCACCTCAAGAACTGCTACTTATAAATCGTCCATCTATTCTAGCCGATATAAATTGCGCCATAAAAGATATGCGCGTGAATGGCGCCTGTATCCGCGCCGCCCTGCAATCTGCGCAGGTCAAGGCCGAGACGGTGGATTTGGAAAAACTACGAGAAGAAATGGCGGTAAAGCTATCTGCCTTGATACCTCACTCTTATTCCGATGCCGTGTTTTATAATTTATTTGATTGTATTACCGGTGAATTTAACATCACAAGGAGAACAAAATGAAGACACCATACCTTCTATTAAAATGGGGCACCTTAAAAGGGTGGGGCAATCTAACTCTTGAACAGGTGGACGCGTTAAATAAATACGCTTCACTCGGGCTATCGGCATCGGCTATTTGTCAGAAAGATACGACGGCACACAAGGAAGCATTATGCGCCGCGATAGATTTATTCGAGGATGGTCAGATCACCAATGATTGGACGGGTGAAAAGATGACTGTTGAAGAGGCAAAGAAATATGTAATGGAGTTCGTAAAATGAACACGCAGGAACCATGGAAAAAAGAGTTTTTTGAGGCTCTAGTTATAAAACTTTCTAAAGAAAAACCACCAACTGGTCTAGATCTATTTTTAAAAATGGTAGGTATAAAATGAACACGCAGGAAGCGATTGGAATGCCGAGTGAAATTTACATTCAGCTTGGTGAGAACCGGATCGGTACGGAAATATGTTTGCGTAGATGGCAGGAGAAGCCGTTTGACGGCGGCACTAAGTACATCCGGGATTTAAAATGGAAGAACCTACAAGAATACATGCCGCCCGTTGACAAAGAGTTTATTTGTAGAAAAGTTGATTGTAAATACATACAAACATTGGCTGTAATAACGATGGAAAGTGACGGTTACGAAAGCCCGGATGGTGGGAGACCCTACCCTGTTTTATGGGATGCAACTCATCCAGAAGATCTATTTGATGATGCTTGGTTTATGTATGAATGGGCGGAGGTGCCAAATGAGTAAAAAGACAGCGAGAGATTATGAGACGACATTTGGTGGATATGACCAGTTTCTTGTCCAAGAAAAGGCAAGATCGTTCCGCGATAAAGCATGGTCAGAAGGATATATGACCTATGAACATACTCGGTGGAACGAAGATGGAAGATATGAAATTACTATAACTGCTAGGAAAAGGGACGTTATGCCATGATTACAAAAGAACATGCTAATGGATTTTTACAAAGTTTATTTCCTTGTGGGGAATATTGCTCTTTAGCAAACCACACTAGATCGTTTTTAGAAGGTATGATAGGGCGCGTACCTAATGGTTTACGAGTCGGTGACACTTCTGTTTCGGATACTGACAGTGCTAAAAAGCTAGCGAATGCGTTGCGGCAGTTAGCAGATCACATTGAAAAAGGATGGTAAAAATGAACACGCAGGAAGCGATAGATATTTTAAACACTTTGTTGGATAAAAATAGGTTTACTGACGGCGTTGAAATCAGTGCCCTCACCTACGCCATCGAACACATGAAGCGGGGTGCGCCGGAAGGTTGGCAGTTGGTTCCGAAAGAGCCGACGAATGGGATGGCAAGTATTGGTGCGTGTCACATAACCAGCACAGACTATACAAATGATCGTTATTATTCAGCAAAAGCTGTTTATAAAGCCATGTTGCACGCCACACCCGAACCACCACAAGAAAGGAAGGATTGAGATGTCGCACTATAATTATAAAGATAACCATGAATTTAGGGTCGATGTTCTTAGATCTGTAATTACCGGAATAGGGTATTGGATCATAATTCTTTTTTTGTGGAAATTGGTTAAGGTTGTTTGCTTAACTATTGATATTTCGACATGGTGGGGCCTTATACCGTTTTTTATTATTTGTCCTTTAATTTTTATGTTGTCAAAATGGATATTAAAATGACTCAACAAAACACGATGCCGGAACTTAAACCATGCCCGTTTTGTGGTTCACCCGCTAGATTAGTTATAGGCGCACCAGAATATTTCGTATGTTGCACTTCCAATTGTAATCCGGGCCGAAACTTAAAAGAAACCGCAATTAATGATTGGAACACCCGCACACCTGACCACACCGATCTTTTAAAACAAGAATACGAACGCGGAAAACGTGATGCGCTTTGGTCTATAATGGAAGCAAAAAGTGAAAGGAAATAAAAATGTTACTTAAACAATGGTCATTCATGAGATCTGGGCGATATACCGCGCTCACAGGGTTTACAGAAGGGTCTGACAAGTTCCTAGACGGGACACGAATCACGACATCCCGCCTGTGCAAGATGGATTTCAAGAGCATGACGGTTGAAACGCGGAATTCTGAATACCAATTGGTCGAACCAAACGGGCGGCGTATTATTAATCATAACTTTGCTGATTCGCAGCAGTATGGGAGGTAAGATGTATAATTTAAATCAATATTTTGAACGATATAAAGTCGGCCAAGGATACCGCTATCAAGGCAAGATCGTCCAAGTTGCTGAGGTTAAAGACGGTAAACCAATATTCAAGATGCTTAACGGCACACCTGTCGAAGTTAAAGATGGTGTGGCGTTGCGGGCAAGCGCGTATGATAAGGTATAATCTTAAAATGACCATTAGAAGAAAATCATATAAACAGGTCAGAGATTGGCTTTATGATGAAAGAAAAGGGTTTTGCGAATACTGCAAAATAAAAATACCAAAAGACACAGCTACGGTTGACCACGCAAAACCTTTGTCACTAGGCGGGTACAATAAGCGCACAAATTACGTTTTAAGTTGCCAGCCATGTAACTCTAAAAAAGGTTCTATGACAAAAGAGCAATTTGAAAAGATAATTAGAGATACTAAGATATCAGAATTATTGGAGAAACAATGACACACCCCATCATCGAAAACGATAAAATTTATATAAGCGTTTCACATTGGGGTTTATTTGAGATTGGGGATGTGATAGAGTTTTGATTAACCATCCTTGCAAGGATTATCCCCTCTTGATCCGTAGGGCGGTGAAACGGATCGCCTTTCTTAGTGAGTGCTGCCAAAAGCCAAGGCCGGAAGGTACAGCGGAGGATCTAGACAGCACTCTCTTGGACAGGCGGCGTGGATGGACACGTACAGACCGCAACCTGGATAGGTGAGTTAACGCGGCAGGGTGTGGATGTATGCTTCCACGCGATTACCTATAGCCGGTATCAAGCCCGGCCCTGTCCTTCAACCCTAGTGTGGAGGCTATGATGGAATTAAAAGTAACCTGGTTAAATGCTACAAGAGTCGGTCAAGAAAAAGAACGTGTTGAAATGGCGTACCAAGACCGCCTTTTGGAATTGTTTGATTCTGCATCAAACGCATTTAATTCTAAGCAAGAATGGCACCGCCAACATGAGCCTGTTATGCATCCTTGGCAATTGAATAATATACAGGCGCACGTAGAGGCAACAAAAGCGCTCATCCCGTCTGAAAAACATCTAGCTCATTTTAAAGTTGGATTTATAGATGGTTGATTTAAAAACAAAAGACGAGACCATTATGCAATTAGAAAAACGCATAATGGGACTTGACGATAAAGTAAAATTACTTCAGGCTGAAAATAGCAGGCTGAAAGAAAAAGCAGCAATGCCAAGAAAAATATTCTATGAGAATGTAGATTTAAAGAAACGTCTAAAGGCTATATTAAAACATGCCTACCTCCCAGACACATATTAAATGGATCGCCGAACGCTTATGCAAAGAAGGGTTTGAAGTACATATAACAAGTGAAATTGTTTATGACGTTGATTATTTATCTGTTGTTAGTGGAGATTTAGAAATATCAAGATTTATCCCTAAGGATTTGACCCGCCGTGAGCGGGTTTTTCTTTTTTGGGAAATGTCAAATACCATAAGAATGAAGGAAAGAAAATGGGAAACAACACAGCGCAAGAATGGCCAAAAGACAAAGTAGAACAATTGAAGTTTATGGTAAAAGATGGATATCTTGCCCGCGAGATAGGAGAGCGGCTAGGTTATTCCAAAAATGCTGTGCTTGGTAAATGCACAAGAATCGGTATAAGCCTTAAAATATCCCGTAAGGCTAGTATACTTAGCACACAAAGGTTTGGGCGCAAAGATAAGGCACCACAGACAAATATGCCACCTAAAGAGCCTATGGGGTCTGGGTGCCTATGGCCTATCAATGATAAATGGTGCGGGTGTAACGTTGCGGAAGGCAGACCTTATTGTGAAGAGCATGTAAAAGCGGCCTATAATGGATCAGTCACTTGGAGTAAGAGTGAACTAAAAAAGTTGTTAGGGCTGATCTAGGCCGCAAGCCTAGGGTTAGCCCATAAGAACATAATAAGGCTGGTATCGGCCTTTCTTTCGTTGCATGGTCTACACGCAGAAATATAATTAAACAAGCTATTGGCCCCGCCCTTTGATCTCGGCACAATATGATCAATAGTCGCTGTTCTTGGGCGGTTTAATCGTAAGGTCATCGATCTTTGGCAATAACAACAGAGGCCAGCCTGCTCATTAAAAAGATCAACCACGACCCCTTTACGCACAGGCTTTTTCGACATTACACCCTCCCTATTTACAAAGTTCTTTCCTCATCATGTTGGCATCATACATCTGTCTTTTGCTGCCATCCGTGTCTTTTTTGGCAGCCTTAAAATAAAATGTTGCAGCACAATATCGATCAGTTGTTATCCTCGCGCATCCAGCCATTAAGGAGCAACAAACGATCAACATCACTAGGGGTATATACTTTCCGTATAACATCTTTAAGTTCCTCTGCCGCTTCCGTCGCCAATGCCGCGCCGTCGTTCTGACACATTAAATATCCTTCTTTATATTTGACAACACCGTACCTATAAAAGAAAAAGCCGCCAAGGCCGATTAAGACCGTGGCGGCTAGGATCGGGATAAGTGTCGAAGGGTTCATTATATTTTTGGTTTATTACGATTGAACACTGAGAATTTTTCCAGAACGGAAATCACTTTCCCAACAAACGCGTCATCTTTGGTGGATGGCGTTAAGGCGACGATCATTGATGCGGCGGAAACAATTGCCCCAACAATAGCAAAAATAGATTCGTAATTTTCTAAAATAAAATTCATTTTATACCCTCCTTGGGTTAATCCAGTATAACAAGTTTGAATTCTTTTGGCAATATCTTGCGCAGCTTCTCTAAGGTCAATCTTGAATTTGCAATACCTGGGTTACCTGAGAAATCTGTAAAATATTCACCTACAAGAATGCAACCTTCGGTATTTTTTGGCGTGTTTCCCTCGTGTATTAGAATACCAACGCGGTCTTTTACATCATTTAATATCCATACATTTTGATAATTCTTACCATTATGAGGCGTTACCTTATACGTACCAAATGGTATACAGGAAATACCTGTCTTATTGTCATTCCATGGATCTTCACACGTCACACATAAGGGTCTATTGTTGTATATAAGGACGCCAAACGTCCCTTTATCTGATGAC